AGCCAGAAGACGACGAGCCACAGGACTCAACCCCTCAGACTCCTCCGACAACCGAGCCTGAAATGCCTCAACCCGAAACAACGCTAGAAACAGAAACGACACCAGAAGAAACATTCCCAGAACAGGAAACAGAAGAAGAATCATCAGAGTCAACCATACCCGAGGAGCCGACATCGGAGCAAGCATTGGTGTTCGCCACCAACCCAGAGGTACTCGCCACCATCAGCAACGAAGAAGCCGAAGCAATCTTCGAAGCCCTCGACCTGTCCACCCTTGATGAGAGTCAGGTGGCTGAACTGGTAGCCGCAGTCCAAGACGCCCCCACCGAAGTCAGAGAAGCGTTCGAAGAGAAGGTGGACATCTTCAAAGAAGGGCTGGATGATTATATTCCTACAGGTTCCAACATCCCTGTCGGGGAACGCCGCGCCCTTATTGCTATTGGTGCGGCTATCACGGCTGCGGGGGCGACTAGGATACGCCGATAATGAAACGCGTCCTTGGCTACATCACCGAAAACTCGTGGACCTTAGCGGGCACGGGGCTAGTACTTATTACCCTTTCGGGTCCGACATTGCGTCAAGCGCTATGGATTACTGGCGTAGCACTGGTGCTACACTCTGTGCTGACCTTCACGATAGGGGAAGACAGTGAGTAGATTCATGGAAGTAGCAAACAAGACCGTCGCAAAGTTCCTCGACTTGGGGCAACGTCTCTTCTCCCTCTTCCTTGCCAACGCCCTCCCAGCCGTCACAGGCGGTGCAGTCATCGGCGTATCGGTAGCCAAGTCCGCCCTCCTCGCAGGTTTCATGGCAGTCGTACAGGTCATCCAGAAACTTGCTGCCGCCTCCACTGACGGAGAGTTGACGAGCGAAGAAATCGCGGAAGCGTTCGGCAAGAAGGCGTAGCCTTGTGGCAACACAACTCCCCATTGTCAAAGTCGCCCTCTGTTCCCACCTGAAAGGGGTAAAACCTGGTGAACTCGGTCCTGAACTTCTTCGCGGTATTGAAGGCAAAGGCAAACTCCATCATTGTGCGGCTGACGCATACGAAGCAATGGACGCAGCAGCCAACGCCGAAGGTATCGACCTCTCCCCAACCTCGCAAGCGGACACCTACCGTTCGCTCGAAACCCAAGAGTATGGCTTCTACCAAAGGCACACCGATAACCCGAACAAGAAACTCCTCAAGCAAAAGCCGCGCATCTACAAAGGCAAAGCGTGGTACCTGAAGAAAGGTATGGCGCCGATGGCGGTGCCAGGTACCTCGAACCATAACCTTGGTATTGCTATCGACATCGCCAACGCCAGCGGCAAACGCCTGGAATGGATGCTGAAGAACGCCCAACGCTTCGGATTTAGTTGGGAGTTGCAAAGCGAACCCTGGCACCTGCGCTATGTAGCGGGTGATGCGACACCTGAAGCCGTGAAATCCTGGCTCGCTACACGTCCAGCACCCGAGGCATAATGGACGCCAACGCCGCACTTATCGTTGCTGCGGCGGTCACAGCAGTTGGCGGCATCATCGTCGCCATCATCCAACAGTTCAAGAAGGAAAACCATACCGACCATCAGGTCGTTGTCGGCTTGCTGCAAGTGCTACGTAAGTCCCAGATGCGGGTAGAGGACAAGGTGGACAGGGTTGACGAACGGCTATCCAACCACCTAGAGTTCCACGCGACTGAGGGGATGCTTGACAATGGGCGAACAATTCACCAAGATGGAGTTGAAGGCATTAGCAAGATTTCTTAGGAAGGTTTACCCTGGGGCAGCCGACCAAGATGACTTGTGGAATCTGATAAACAAAGTCGAACAACTCACAAGGGGGAAACAATATGCACGACCCGACCGCAGGCGCGGAGATTCTTCTTCGGGCACATGAACTGATTACACGCGACAGGCAACATGCCTACTCGCATCCGCTCGAAGATTATTCGCGCACAGTTTCCATCTACAACGCACTCAAAGGCGACGATGTGATGACCGCTGAAGACGGCATCCTGTTCATGGTGTGCGTCAAACTCTCACGACTGATGAACGAACTCGACAACGGGTTGGACATCCCCGACAACATCATCGACCTCGCGGGATATGTCGGCTGTTTACAGATGGTGCGTGAAGCATCAAGTCGTACGACAGCAGAGTTGGCACGCATGTTCAAAACTGGTGAAACGTACGCCCAGTGAAGAACAGCGATTGGGACATCAAGTCCAACACATTCAACTTCTCTGAGGATTTGAAGTACGGGCAGATGGGTGAGAAACGCATCCGCAAAATGTTGGAGTCCCTCGTCGAAGGCTCATTCGAAGTGAAGTCGGACCGCTACCGCAACGGCAACATGGCAATAGAGATGCGTCAGAACCCACGCAAATGCGGCAAATGGATACCATCAGGACTACAGGTAACAAAAGCACAGTGGTGGGTATACATCTTCTCAATGGATGGCGGCTTCATCATCGTCGCCGTTGACCGCCTCAAGCGTTTCATTGACGCGAACAAAGAAACATTGGAGTCCCGCGACTTCGCTCGCCGTTCAGACAACCCTGCGTGGGGCTACCTGTTGAAACCCGAGGATGTATGTTCCCTTCTTTATGACGCGAGGTACGACAAATGAACGCCTGCCCCTGGTCACTTGTAGCAATCCATTGGATTGACGCGTTCGACTCCGCAAACGGATGGATAAACACCAGGGACTATAAACCCAAAGCACAACACGTTGTCTCTGTTGGCTGGCTATGGCCCGACATTCTTGAAGGTTACTTGTCGGTAACATGCTCATGGTGCCCCGATGAGGAACCAGAAATGGACACCATCGGCATGGTCACCCACATCCCGCTTGGCATGGTGCAGAAAGTAGTGATGTTGGGCAACCCCCAATTTGATGCTTGACTTTGTTACACCCCTCCTGTACGGTGAACAGGAGAACCACACAACTTAGAGAAAGGTACCGTAATGCTTACGCAAATCGCCAAGCCAACGCACGGCTCACAAGAATGGTTGAACGCCCGTTGGAAGAACGAAAACGGGGAAGCCCGCATCGCAGCCTCAGCATGTGCAGCAGTCCACGGACAACACCCATTCGTCACTATCGCAGACCTCGCCACCGAACTATTGGCAGAGAACCCCCCGCAACCCAAGGCACCGAACTCTGCGATGCTGCGAGGCACCACCCTTGAAGCACCTATCCGTGACTGGGCAGCCCAACTTCTCGGGCATCCGTTGAGGGAACCAGAAATCCTGTTCTGCTACGACGAACCAGGCGTACGTCTCATCGCCACCATCGACTCCATGTCCGAAGACGGCAGAGTCTTTGAGCAGAAGACAACGAACAAGGTGTGGCGCGGGAAACTTCCCGACTACTGGTATTGGCAGGGCGTACAGCAAGCCATCTGCACAGGCGTCTCAGAGATTACGTGGGTCATTTTCGACTCCACCCTCGACCTCCACTTCCATGTGCAAGGAGTATCAAGTGACGAGAAGCAGAACCATATCGACGCCTGCCGACAGTTCCTTGCCTCCATCGACATGGGCATGATGCCCGACGGTGCGGTCATGGAATACCGTCACGTCGCGGAACGATTCCCTGAAGGCAAAGAAGGAGTCGACGGCGCAGTGGAACTGCCACAGGATGCGCTCGCTTTGCTTGAGCGCTACCAGTTAGCCAAGGAACAGAAGGCTCAAGCCGAACAAATGGAAGACCTCGTGAAAGCACAACTGTGCGAGATGCTCGGCACATCCGAATACGGGATGATGCAAGACGAGTTGATTCTCACATGGAAAACTGCGGCACGTTCATCGTTCGACACCAAAAAGTTTGAGGCAGACCACCCTGCCCTCGCATCTAAATACAAAAAACAAACAACGTACCGCACGTTCCGTGTGGTCGGAAAGGATAAATAGCAATGCGATTCAACCTAGATAATTACGAGACAGTAGAAACACGGTTAGCGAAGTTCTGGGCACAGTTCCCGAACGGGCAAGTGTTCACCGCTATCCACCACTACGACGACAACAAGGTGGTGTTCCGTGCAGAAATCTACAAAGACATCTCAGACCCACGCCCTGTCGCAACAGGGTTCGCCGAAGAGGTGCGGGACTTGTCGCCTGTGAATAAAACATCTCACGTGGAAAATGCGGAGACCTCCGCAATCGGGAGGGCGCTCGCCAACTACGTGTTCCAATCCAAGACCGCTCCACGTCCAAGCCGTGAGGAGATGACCAAGGTGGCTCGCACACAGGAAACTAAACCTGTTGCGCAACCATCGGCTGATTTCGTTACACGTTTCCGTGAAGCGTGCATCAAGAAAAACCTTGACCCGAAAACAGTAGCGAAGTCTGCTGGTGTAGACCTCACCGATGTGACCGACGCTGACGCACCCAAACTGCGTGACGCGTTCAAGTCACTATCCGCCACCACCCCCGCGGAGAAGGTGGAGGTTGCACAGTCACAAGTCTCATCGTTCCTTGACCAGGTGTATGACGCGTTCCCAAAAGCCAAGGTTGAAGAAACCCTGCAAGTGAAGAACCCTGACGACCCAGCAACGTCGGGTCAGATAGGCAAGATTCGCGCCATGCTTTCAGGCAAAGGCTTCGCCTCCTACACCGACAAGTTGGAGAAGGTGCAAGACATGTTGAACAACCCGAACTTGAAAAAGATTGAGCATCTCACCAAGGGTGATGCGAGTCTGGTTATCAACATGATTGAGGAAATGAAATGACCTGCACATTCGCGGTAACACTGCTGGCTAGTGCTGCGGTCGGAGCCGCCATTAGCCGCATCTTGTGGAGGATGGGGTGGTGACCGATGACCGCAAAGGATATTGTGAGGGCAATACAGAAAAATGCTCCGTGGAACAATGTCCTCTGTTTGGCACTTTGGGTAGAGCCGACAGACAAGGGAAGCGACGCATCCGAGGATGTGGCGACCCGTCTGCTCGCGGTCGTCGCAATAGAACAAAAGGCGATTCGAAAGCACGCCGCGCCCGCAAGAAGTTGGGGTTGGGTGGTCACCTTACCCGTCACGAAGAAAATTGGGGTGGCGCTTTTCGTACCGAAATCAAAGCAGGCATACAAGTCGGTCCGATTGCTACACGTTTCCAGTTGGCAAAAGCACAGTCTGATGCCGCGAAAGCGTTGGGTGACATACGCCCGTTCATAATGGTTGCCATGCCTGATGGCACGACTGATGGGATAGTGTTGATGTCACTGTCCGAGTTCAGCGAATTAGCGACGCTGCTTACCACCCCCTAACGAAAGGTGATGCTCATGGAATGGATACCAAGGCTCCTTGCCATAACCTCAACCACCCTTGCCCTGCTCGCGTTCCAAGGGGCAGACAAACACACCCCCTCCACCCCTACCCCCACCCCCGTAACGACGCTTATAGAGGCTCCTATTGCGTCTGAGACGGTACCTACGACCTTGCCTCCCCCTCCTGCTGATGCCCACTGCCCACAGTGGTGGGCATTGGCACGGGAGGCAGGCTGGACAGACGACCTCCTCCCCACCCTCGACTACGTGATGTGGCGCGAATCCCGATGCCTGCCAGAGGCACACAACACCACCTTCAACCGTGACGGCTCAGCCGACGTCGGTCTCACCCAAATCAACGACCGCTCATGGTGCCTCGGCACACGCTGGTATCCAGAAGGATACTTGCAAACCATCGGCGTACTGCCTACTGTTGGATGCGAACAACTGTTCGACCCATACCTCAACCTCCTCTCCGCGAAAGCCATCCATGACTACGCCCAACAAACCAACGGCAACGGCTGGCAACCGTGGAAACTCTAAGTACACCTACATGCAACTACTCAGCGAATGGAAACTCAATGACGAAGAACAGGAATGGAAAAAGGCTGCAGCCTGCAAAGGCGTGGAGCGAGATGTATTTTTCCCAACTATCGGATACAACCAACACAGCAAGGCTGCCATTCAGATTTGCAAAACCTGTCCCGTCAAACGACGATGCTGCGACTTCGCCATCAACAACAACATCGCGTTCGGCATCTGGGGCGGACTCAACCCGAACCAAAGACAACAACTAAAACGAAGGAGATTCAAATGAGCGACAACGAATCCATCTTCTACAGCGCATGGATAAGCGACCTACAACGCGACCTCGACGCATTGCGTGAGGACAAACGAGATTTGTTACGAAAAGTTGCCCAGTTGGAACATCTCGTAGCAGAATACGGCAATAAACTCAATTACATAATCCACAACAGAGGAGATGAATAATGTCAGCAACATGGTACAAACTGAAAGATGAATCGTGGGGTGTGAAGATTCGCCACGACGGACAACCAGGCCAGCAGGTCGAAGTGACCAGCAAGAAAGGCGAAACCAAAACAGTGTTCCTCGGTAGGCGAGTAGCCAAGTTTGATGACGCACAACTCTGGTCAGTGTCCGACGAAGCCCCAGCAGCACGTCCAAAAACATTGGACGAAGAACCGTTCTAAGTCGATGAACAAGGGGAAGTATCGATACCCGACGCACCGCTTGGTGGACGAGTTCGCAAACTTGCCCGCATCAGAAGTGGCGGTGTTGTTCGGCGTTGGACGAAGCACTATCCACGTTTGGCGGAGTCCAAACTCCACCATCAACCAGTGGGATGCCGACCGTTATGCGGTGATGCTCGGCAAACATCCAGGCGAAATCTGGTCTAACTGGTTCGACATCGAAGTGAAGAACAGCGTTGGCGTGTGACCACTGCGGGACAGTGGAGAGAGCATTGACTCCACTGCCCCAGCATGTCCACGACACGTGCGAATGTCCATGTCACGCATACCGTATGGGTCGACTCACGGCAAGTGAAGACCGTTGGCAAAAGAAAACAAGCAAACGGAAACGCAAACCATGAAACGCACCTACCGATGCCCCGAATGTAAAAAAGAAATCACCCTACACATCACCCCATCTACCGAACCTGTGTGCTCAAACCCGCAGGTTCATACATCTCGACACATCCAAATGAAACAAGTAGTGTCGGGTCATGTACGAAGATGAATACCCAGACCCCGTAAACCTTCACCTCCTACAACAAGCACTCATTTCGTTAGAGCAAGAAGGAATACTCGAAGTTGTTGGCATCAGCGACAACGGCGAAGAAATGTATCAAATAACCGAGAAAGGACTCGCGTACTACATGAGCAATCAAATGGACTTCGACACTTGGGCACGCATCGGCTACGAATCAGGCTGGTGCTCACCACCCATGTGCTACACGCATGACGGTCTTCCGTTTACCGCAACCGAAGACGAAGAAATGACCGAAGGCAACGACCCCTGTATCCATGTCGTACGCCTCTATGAGACAGTCGACCAGAAGAAAGGGTGTGAGGCAAACAACTCTGCTGCCGTATGGCGAGCAAGCAACCTTGGTTGGGATGACCAGCAGAGTTCCCCACCCCTCGGAGAAAGGTAAACAAGGGGCAGGGACACTCCGCTGTTTAGCGACGGCGATAGTGGTTGTATCGCCTTTTCTGAGGTCGCTTCACAGAACTATCAAACTCTACCTGTTTCGGGTGGACATTCGCAAATCCCCACGCCTCAATCGCAGCACGACACGCCTGCTCCGTGCCCCAATAGTAAACATTCGGCGGATGATTAGTGAAGGTGCGACCCTGCCACCTGTATTCGCCAGCCCAACATTTACCATCGGCTCGCTCAGCCTTCCATACCTTCTGCTTTTCTACGGGGGCAGGTCGGCGAAGTATCTTGCGACCCAACCTACGCCAACGCATCAAGAGCGTTCAGGATTTCGGTGATGCGGTAGCGGTCGAACCTGTCAGCGGTCAAACCTTCACGGCACACCGCCACCAGTTCCTCTAAGCGGACTCGCCTCTGCCCAGCCTTCGTTGTTTTGGGTGAGTCGTGTACCTCAGCGTCGGTGTAGAAGGCACGGTACTTGGCGTGTATGTACGGGTGGCTTCGGTTGCTTCGCTTCCTCAGCATGAACACCGCCCCCGCTTGGTGAAGGTTGGAGAGCGCACCTGAGACTTGCCCGTGGTGAAGGCTGAGTGCCTGTCCTGTGGTTGCCCACGTCGCACCGCCAGCACCCGTCCTATCTAGGTAGTCCAAGATGAGGGCTTGCCTGTCGGCGAGTGTGCCGTCGTCGGCTTCCGCCTCTGCTCGGAGTCGGCTTGCTTCGCTTCCTGCGTGTCCGCCTGTGCCGTCATACGGCAGGAACGGTAGTTCTGGATAGGTCATGATGCTATGTCTCCGTAGTCTTCTACTTTGATTTTCCAGTCGTCACCGTCATCGTATGGCACTTCGCTGACGAAGTAGCCGATACGGTTCACGAACGAATACCCGTTCACGATGTAGGTTCCATCGCTCCCGTCTATCCATGTCCACACTTTGCGTGTCAGGTTGTGGTCGCATACGAACTCGTGCTCCTTGCCTGATGTGGAGAAGAGGATTCCGTCTAGGTTTTCGTCTTGCCATGACGCTTCGCTGGTAAGCGTGTTGGTCACTGGTCGGAACATGGTTTCCCACTGTTCTACTGTTGCCGTGCGTGTCATGCTATTTGCCTGCGTTCTCTCGGAACTTGGCAACCTCGTCCTCGGTTGGCTCTCGGTTCTCCGTCTTGTAAAACTCCTCCACAAAACGGTCTGCCTCGTCGTCGTTCCGCACCTCGTATTCGTCTACCGAGATGACATGGAAGTCATGCCCACCTTCGGTCAGTAGACGAGGCAACTCGTCGGGAGTTGTGTAGAAGAACACGAGTTCGTCGAGATGTCCGAGCGAGTCATACAACTCGTTCTCGTGTGGGTCGTATTCTCCGAAGGAGAAGAAGACTTGTCCTAGTGGTTGGTCTTCGTCGTGGTACTTGATGACGCACCACGCCCCCGTTGCGTTTGCTGGTATCGGTTTCATACTCGCACCTCGCTGTCTTCAATGCCGAGCAGGACTTCCAAAATCTCCCAGCCCACCTCAATACTGCGGTCAGTCAGAGCACGCCCGACCTTTTCCAATACTGCCTCGCATTTATCTAGTGACCAGTCAGGACGCAACTGTCGTATGTCCTCGGCAAGCCATCTAATTACTACCTCTGTCTTTGTCATTGCTGTTTCCTTTCTCTGTTGGTTGTTTGTGTTTCGGACTTGCGTCCTTGCGGGTGGGCAGGACTCGCACCTGCCTGTCTGCTAGTCACCCCGCTACTGCTTAGAGCAACCCTCGCAAGTTCTCGTCGCTGAGACGAACCTTGCTCTTGCTCTTGACGAGTCGTGCTTGGGCGTGGAGTTTTGGGTCACAGTCCTCGCACACGGGGTTGCCCCACTCGTCGTTCAGTACGGGTTTGATGTTCTCGCACCCGTCACAAATCCATTGTTTCATGTCGTTGCCTTTCTCTCGTGTCGGGCAACCAGCCCAACGAAACCATCATAGCACACTTTCGGCAGTTTGTCAAGTGTGACTCTTGTCACACTACGAAATGGCGTGAACATTAGAACCACCCCCGAACACCTGTTCGACGAACACCTGTTCGCCACCCCTGCCACACTTTCACGCCGAGATGAAAGAACGGGTAGACACACACGCCCACCACGAACACCAACCCGACAGAACCCGACACCACCGCCACCGTCAGCATCACAACCCAAGTGTGCGACAATGCGTAACCCACCACGGGCGGTCTCATAGTTCCTTCCTTGTGACGAACCGCCACAGAGGGCGACCCTGCCCACGACACGCCCGCAACACAACCCACAGAGGGACGGCTACGGCTACTTCCACTACGGCAAGCCAGAGAAGCGTCCTCATGCTTTGCGCCCTTTGGATAGTTGCTCGGTGCCGACATACCAGACACCGCCACCGCCCAACTTGTAGACATACGCCCCTGTCGGGTCTTCGTCGGCGTACCCGTAGAACTGTACGGGTAGTGAGCCGTCAAGGGTGAGCCTGTCGCCCACCTTGTAGCGTCGTTGCTTGCTCACTTGTAGACCTCGCTTTCTCGGATGAGTTCGTCGGACATCTCACGCAAGCGTCGGAACACGTTCTGTGCGTCCTTGTTCATGATGTCTACCGCCAACCCGTCGAGCCAATCGGTAGCGAGGTAATCCCACAGTTCTTGCGTCATGGCTACGCCCATTCGTGGCGGATAACATACCCCGCCCGCTCGGTGTCGTGCTTATACAACTCATAAGACAAGTTGTAGACAAGGTGGAACCCCATGTCCATACCGCAACCATGAACACGGATTACCCGCCACCCGTTACGGTCTTTGACCTTCTCGCCCATAGCCTCGCTTGCCGCGTAGGTGATGTCCACGAGGTCGCCGTCTTTGTCCACGAGTTTTAGAGAGATGTCTCTACTCATGCCAGATTGCGACACGTGCCGTAGGACGGTATGGATTGCGGGATTTTCCGCCCCTTCCAACATCTCCCGTAGTCGTCGCCGTGCTAGTTCTCTGTCTATCGCTTGTTGTGTTTTTTTACTTATTGGTCGTGGCATCTCTGCCCCTTTCTCTGTTGTTATTCGGTCACCGAAACCACTTCGGCGTTACCTTGTACCCTAGCGAGGTCGTGAGCCTCACGCAAGCATTACTTGACTAGGGTCGCATCCTTATTGGTAAGACGGATACCGCCTAATCGGTGCTTCTCCGTTGTAAAGTTTGCCCGTCGCTATCGGTGCCCCGTCGATGTCGTAATGCTTTATGAATAGGGTAGCGTCACAGTCGCATTCTAAGTAGGCGACACTGCCCGACGGCGAGCGGTACGAGAACGCTGAAATGCCCTCTACCTGTTTCGCTAGTTTCATTGGGACGACAAGCCACGCATGGCTACTGTCTCCTATCCATTTGAGTTTGCTTGTATCCATTGCTATTCGCCTTTCTCTGTTGTTATTCGGTCAAGTCTCACCACGAGGCTCGCTACCTTGTACCCTAGTCGCCTATCGCTGGCGAGTCAAGTCTTACACTTGCTAGGGTCGTATTCTTCACCCCCCGAAGGCTCTAATAATGTCCTCTCGCATCTCTTCGGGTGTCTGTCCTTCTACGGCTCGGGCGTGGCACGGTAGGCAACGATTCTGAGGGAATCGTTCTAGCCAGTGAACCATAGAGCCACACTCAGCGCACGGCGTTTCTTCGGGTTCGTGGTTCCTCATACGGCGACCCTGCTGTTGTTTTTCTTCTGTTGCTCGGTAGCGATTCCTGCCAGAACTCTTGCCAATTCCTCGGCGAGAGTCCGAGCCGTTTCGTACTGTCCCCGTTTCGTTTCGTACCGAATCACCCTAATGAGGTGCTCGGTGTACTCTTCTATCTTCATTGTCTACCCTTTCTCGGTAGTTATTCGGTCACGCCTCGGCGAGGCTTGTAACCTTGTGGACGGGTGAGGTAGTGAACCTCGCAACCCCTATGGGTCGCCCGTCCCGTATTGCTACGCTCTTTCTGATTCCATTCCCGTGCACTCTGCCCAACCGCAAGCGTTGCGGAAAGTGTGACGGTTGAACCTTTCGTTATCCTCTCTCAGGGCACTTGCTAGCCCGTTGACGATGCTCATCCAGTCGTGAGGGTTGGCGCCGTCCCTTAGTTCTTTTTTCATCGCCTTTGCGATTAGTTCGTAGTCTTTCCTAGTCATTCTCTGTACCTTTCTCTCGTGGGTTCGTACCACCGAACCCGATACCAACACTGTAGCGAACCCGTCGCCACTTGTCAAGTCTTTTCACTGTGACTTGTGTCACACTAGCCAGAAGTAACGAGACCGTAACATTCCACGAAACTGTCAGGCAACCCTAACAACTTATCCACAACCTATCCACAAGGCGGACTTCGCCAGAAGTTACCAACGGGTAACTTACTCGCGGGTAACTTGTGGGGGGTGGGGGGTGTGTGGTCGTTCGGTCACGGAGAGTGAGATGCGAACAAGTGTTTGGTGGGGCGAACAAGTGTTCGCAAGGGGTGGCGGGGTCACGGGGGGTCTGCCGAGCCACCCCGACGTATGTGTATGTATAAGGGTTGGTCTGTGTGTTCATTTTTGTGGTTGGGTCACGGGCTGTGTGTCTTGGGACGTTTTTTCTGCACGGGGAGGGAGGGGGGTGGGGGGATGGGTTTGTGTGTTTGTGATGGTGTCGTGGTGTCACTTCTGTGCTCATGGGCTACTGGCTACTGGTTCATGTGTTGTGCGTAAGCACACCCCATGTAGTGGCGAGGGGCTATTGGCTTGGAGGGGGCTGGTGGCGAGAGGCTACAGGTTTTTAGCCCCCCCAAGTTCTCTTTTACGCCTGAACCCGTCTGTTCTTTATACCGAAAGAAGGCGACCACCATCGGTCCCCTTTTCAGGCCATCTGTCCATGCGGTCTAACCATGCTGCCCTCGTCGATAGTTGTGACGAGGAGGAATGTAACCGTGTAGGGTCCGTATTCGCTAAGTTTTTGTGCGTCTCTCGACGTGACGCTGTGAGTGTAGCAGAACAGTGTCCACTGTTCCAACATGCGAAAGTGTTAGTCTGTGCGGCAACATGCCAGCAGGGAGGTCGGGACGCCGACAGATACCGCCACAAGACGTAGCCCGCTACTGGCAATCACGTGCAGCAGGCATGAGTATACAAGATGCGGCGAAAATTGCTGGCATCCACCCCAACACCGCGTCAGGATGGGAAGCGAAACGACGTAAAGCAACCGCCGAAATCCAGTTGGCTGAGGTAGAGGTCGGTCAGGTTCGCAAAAAGCAGGGTGGTGTACAGGCGGAGCAGTGGAAACATGCGATGGATGTCGCAGATTTGCCACCTGTTATCCCCTACGAGCGTCTCAGCCCAGAGGCGCAGAGGGGTTGGGATGATTTTGATTACTTCCGTCGACGCTATTTGGGTCGTGTTCCTAGCCCGTGGCAGGTTGATGCCGCATACAAGATTGTGAAGATGTTGGAATCACCTGAGAAAGAGTTCATTCTCATCAACTGTCCCCCAGGAGCAGGTAAATCGACGCTGTTTCACGACTTTGCGTGTTGGATGATTGTACGGAACCGCAAGATTCGTGTGCTTATCGGTTCGGCTACGCAGACGTTGGCGAAGATGTACTCGCGTCGTATTCGTGAGACGTTGGAACGTCCGTTTCCTTTGCATCCTGACCCGATTCTTGTGGAGAAAGGGTTGGCTATCAACGCCGAAGGCTGCTTGTCTATCGACTATGGGCGTTTCAAACCGTCATCGAGCGGTGCGTTGTGGCGTGCCGAGGAGTTCATCGTCGAGCAAGAAGACTTGTCGGGTTTGGATAACAAGGAACCTACGGTGTCGTCGTATGGTATTGACTCAGAGTTCATCGGTCATCGTGCCGACCTCTGTTTGTTCGACGACGTGGCAACCCCAGAGAACGCCAAAGAGTCCGTTGCCCGCGACAAACTTTTGGAACGGTGGGATACCGTCGCTGAGGCACGCGTCGACCCAGGTGGCTTGCTGGCTGTCATCGGACAGCGGTTGGGGCCAGGTGACCTCTACGCCCACTGTCTCGCCAAAGTGACTTACGAGGAGGACCCTGACGCGTACGACGGGTCCGACGTCACCGACGTTTCCGACGTCCAAGAACCAGAAAAAAAATCCAAGTACACCCACTTTATTTACAAGGCTTACTACGAAGAATTGGATACGGGCAGGGAATCTAAGAAAACTACTGCACCACCATGGCCCAACGGACCACTCCTCGACCCGTACAGGTTGTCGTGGAAAGACCTGTCGTACCTAAAACACTCAACACCAGCCAAGTTCCAAGTCATCTACCAACAAGAGGACATGGCGCAAGGAAACTATCTGATTGAACGCGTTTGGGCTACAGGTGGCATGGGACCCGACGGTGTGCTGTACCCAGGGTGTATCGACAATGACCGCAGACCTGGATACATCCCATCCAATTTGGAGCCGCCAATCATTTCGGTTGCATCCGTAGACCCGTCACCCACAAACTTTTGGGCTATCCAATGGTGGCTCTACCAACCCAAAACCAATCTGCGTTATTTGATTGACTGCGAACGAACCAAACTTACCGCTGAGGAACTACTTGGTTTTGATACCTCTAGCCGAGAGTACGGCGGCATAATGGAGATTTGGCAAAACAGGTCGTTCGATATGGGCTACCCCATCAGCCACTGGATAGTCGAAGTCAACGCCGCCCAACGCTTCCTCCTCGCCCACGACTTCGTTCGCAAGTGGCAAGCCCTTCACGGGGTCAACGTCATCCCTCACACAACCTCCAGAAACAAACTAGACGAAAACCTCGGCGTCGAAGCACTCCTCCCCAACCTGTTCCGCACAGGCCAGATACGGATGCCAACCATGAGAGAAAACTGGAAGACTCTCGCCTTCGTCGAAGAACTCGCATCATGGACACCAAACAAAAAGAACGGCACCGACTTGGTGATGGCAGCCTGGTTTGCGATGCTGCACCTGCCAGAGTTGGGTCCTGTGAAGGCTCCACCGCGCCTATGGCGCCCTTCGTGGATTTGATAACATTTATCTTGTGACCCACGAGACCAAAACTTGTAACGGCTGCAAACAAACCCTTCCAATCGAAAGGTTTAGTCGGAGACTAAACGGGCATCAACATCTTTGCAAACCCTGTCAATCCGTGTACCAGAAAAACTATGTCCGCAAAAAAGACCCAGTTGCTCGCGCAAAAGCCAATAGAAAATGGCGACTTCTCAAAACTTTTGGAATGTCACCCGAACAATACGACGAAATGCTCGCCAACCAAAAAGGTTTGTGCGCTGTGTGCAATCAACCAGAAACTCTTGTGCATCACCTGACCAAACAAACTTCTCCTCTTTCAATCGACCATTGTCATGTTTCGGGTCGAGTGAGACAACTTTTGTGCAATCGGTGCAACACCACTCTTGGTAAGGTTGCTGATGACCCCGCCCTTTTGCGCAGGCTTGCCGACTACCTGGAGAAACATTCTGCTATCCTTGCGCAAGATGACTAGATTTGGAGTCTTGTGCGTTCGTTAGACGAAATCGTTGAACTGTATCATCAGCGAAGGCTCGCTGCTGGCCCGATTCACGAACAGATGCGCCGAGTAAGAGACCTGGCGAATGGCGACGTCATCGTTCCGTTGAACGAGTTAGACCGCAACGCCAAAACCAATGTTGCCAATTTGCTGGTACAAGGGTTGGAACAGACTTCGATGCGTGTGTCGTCGACAATGCCGAACCCATACTTCCCTCCAGTAAAAGAAGGGTCCGAGAACTCCAAGAAACTTGCACGCATGCGCAAGAAAGCGATGCTCGGTTTCTGGGATGAGAACCGTATGCAAATGAAGTTGCGTCGCCGCGCACGCCACCTTCTCGCATACTCGTCATCGCCAGTGTTTCTGAAACCCGACTTTGTGACGTTGACTCCGAAGTGGCAGGTTCGCAATCCGTTGGATACGTTCGCTGCACCGATGGATGATGACGATGTGGTTCCAGAGAACTGCATCTTCACGTCACGCGTCACCGCTTCATGGCTGTTGAAGAACTATGGGGAGTTGGTTTCTAACCAGTTGCGTTTCGGTCGCGTTGATTCCGACTCGCGCTACACCCTCCTTGAGTATGTGTGTGATGATTCGATGCAACTCATCGTGTTGGGTGCAGAAGATAATCCTGAGTTGTCTGCATCCGAGCGTGCAGGGTTGCAAGCAATCTTGTTGGAGGCTATTCCGAATCGCACAGGTATGCCACTTGCTGTTGTCCCTCAACGAATCACCCTCGATAAACCGCGAGGACAATTCGACGGTGTGCTCGGCATGTACTACACGCGTGCACGTTTGCAGGCGTTGACCGAAATTGCTATCGAGCGCGGCATCTTTCCCGAGGAGTATTTGATTGCTCGTCCTGGTGAGAATCCTGAAATCTTGCAGATGGCTGACGGCAAGTCAGGCATCTTGGGTGTTGTCAAAGGTGGCGACATCCAGCAGTTGCAACTAAATCCTGGTTACAAAACCGACACAGCCCTCGACCGTTTGGAGCGCCAAGAACGTCTTGAAGGCGCGATACCCGCCGAGTTCGGCGGAGAGTCCGCAACCAATATCCGAACTGGTCGCCGCGGCGAAGCCGTTCTTTCTGCGACCGTGGATTACCGTGTACAAGAAGCACAAGAAATCTTTGCCAACTCGTTACTCCACGAGGATAAAATCGCAATCGCATTAGAGAAATCCTATTGGGGTTCTCAACCTAAGACGTTCTTCATGTCTGGTCGTATGACACAGGGACAGGAAACGTACACGCCGATGAAGGTGTGGCAGACCGACTACCACTTCGTTTCATATTCGGCTGCTGGCACCGACGTCAACAATCTGATTATCGGTTTGGGTCAGCGTCTGGGTACTGGTTTGATGTCGAAAGAGTCGGCTCGTGAGGCTGACCCGTTGATTTCGGACCCCGATTTTGAGCATGACCGCATCATCGCAGAAGGCGTCGAAGACGCCCTGCTCGCATCCATTCAGCAGCAGGCAGCGAACCCGCAAGGCCCATACCAGCCAGAGGACCTCGCCTATTTGACTCGTCTTGTTGTGGAGCAGGATGTTCCGCTGTTTGAGGCTGTCGCAAAAACTGATGAGCGTGCCCGTCAACGTCAAGCCGAAGCAATGCCGCAGGGTTCCCCTGAGACGATGCCAGGGTTAGCGATGCCAGGTATGGGTGCTGAGGCACCTGTGGCTGGTCCTGCTGGCGCACCGCCGTTAGATGCTCTACTCGCACAACTCGGGGGATAAATGGTTCAGCCACAGTTCAAAGGTCAAACATACGGTGAGGGTGCCGCACAGGAACGTCGCGTTCAAGCGATGCCAACTGGTGCAGCACCGACTCAGCAGCGTGCACAACAGGCGGCTCGTCGTGTCGCGCCTGCTGCCCCTGGTTCGTTGACTGCTCCGACTGCTCGTCCTGATGAGCCGATTACTGCTGGCGCACCATTCGGTCCTGGTGTTGGTCCTGTTGCGGCGGGTATTCCGATGATGTCTCCTGGTGGTGACAATGTGATTGAGGAGTTGAAGGCTATTTATCAACGTTTCCCGAACGATGATTTGGCTGACCTTTTGGATTCGTTTATTCGTGAAGGGTACTGATGTCCTTCGGGGTGTTGCCAGAAAAGGCTGACGAGGATGTAATCCTTAGCGGGATTGAATCCAAGAACAAGGTTCGTGAGCAGGCTGCTGCTCTTGCTACACCTGATTTGTCGGCGCGTATCGGACAGATTTATCGTGCGAATCCGTGGATGAAACCTGGTGAGATTCTTGCGTTAGCAAAAGCGGGTGCATCGGACCAGTTGGTGAACGCTGTGTCTGCGCAGTCGGGTAAGCAGTTGCCGCAACGTTTGGACCCGAATCCTCCACGTAAGAAGAATTGGTTTGAACGTAACGTCTATGACCCAATCAAGGCGGCTTCGCGTTACACGTTCGCAACGTTGAATCTTGCTCCCGAGTTGGTGCAAAACGTTTCGTCACAACTTTTGAACAGGGACAATCCGCAAGGGTTTGATGGCTGGTTCAAGTCGACGTCGCTCGGCACGATGCTTGCTGCTGCGAAAGGTGAGGTTGACCCTGCGACTGGTCAGGCGGTTACTTCTGGTGAAGGTTTCTTCATGGGTGGTACCGCTGCAGAGAAACAGTCTGAGCGTGCGCGTCGTGTGCGTGGCACTATCAATGGTTCTGCGTGGACGTTGGGTCGTGGTGCGGCAGATGTGGTGTTTGCTCCTGGGTCTAAGCCGTACAACATTTTGTCTGGTTTGGTTGATGCTTCGGTAGCAATTTTTGCTGACCCAACTCTTTACGGCGGTAAGGCGCTCAAGGCTGCGCGTCTTGAGGGGAAACTCGGATTTTCTGGTGCAGCCATCCCCACCATTCAGACTGCTGATGAGATTGCGGCGTTCGCCAAAGTTGCTCGCGCAGGCGAACTCGCAGCAGCAGGTTTGTCCGACGGCGAGATGGTCGCATGGAACGCATCCAAGTTCCGCAACTGGGTGGAAACAAACGGCAAGGCTCAGCGTCTCGTCAACACGCTTGTTGAAAAGGATGATGCGTACGACATTTTCTCGAACGTGTTCAAAGGAAAGATTGACATTTCGGAGGCGAATCGTTTAGCGAAAGCCAAGAGCCGAGAAGAAGTGTTGGCAATCATCGGTGAACAAACCAACCGCATGGATGCCGAACTGTCTGGCTTGTTCCCAACCGATATCCGCGAAATCGTCAAACGCCGCGAACGAATCCCTGGCTACAACAATCTTCGCAACAGCAAACTGTTGACAAAGATGCCAGAAATGGTCATCAAAACTGGAACTAGCCGCGACTCGGTTGCAGCCGTCAACTCGTACGGAAACTACCTGAAGTCCATCGGACTCAAACTCACCGAAGGTGAAGGCAAAGAGTTCATGCAAGAAGTTATGGAGGTGTTCGCTGACCCGAACGCTGCAGGCTCGGGACGTGTCAACCAAGTGTTCGAAAAGATTGTCAAGAAAACCGTCTCCGACGAACTCGGCAAAGGTTTCGGTGCGCTCGTCAAAGCCGACGCTGACGAAGTAGCCAACGAACTTTTCCAACGTGTCGCCAAAGCACGAGAAGAACTACGCCTCTATCTCATCAACGAAGCAGGCGAAATCGACGACTTCGGCTTGCTGCAATCATTGAAAGACTCAGGCCAACTCGTATTCGATGGCGACCTAAACCCTGCGACCCTTGCCGATTTACGTCTCGCTGGCCCAGGTTCGCTTGCCGAACTCGCAGACAAAATCCAAGTCCTACCCGACCTGCGTGCCGTACGTCGCGTCACCGCAAACCCGTTCATCCGTCGCGCACTATCCAAGCAAGCCAAGTTCGCTGACGTCCCATCCGCTGCCGCTGTTGCCGCGGGCGTACCACTCGAAGAAGCGCCACGACAACTCATCCGCGGTGCAGGCAAATCACGTGCCGCTGTCACCGTTGCCGACTATCTGCAAAACGAAGTGTGGAAACCGCTCACCTTGATGACTGGCGGTTACATCTTCCGCAACATGTTCGACGCCCAAATCCGTATGGCAACCGTTGGCAAAGCAGGATTCTTCAACCACCCCATCCGCTACATGCAAATCGTTCTCGGCAAAACCCTGCCAGAAAGTTTCGTTGGTCGTGCCCTCGCCGACGAAGACTACGCCAGAATCGCAGCGAACTGGGACGAATACACCTCTGACTTTGAAGAAGCGTTGTCGTTCGGGTTGCGTCGCAACATCGACGACCCAGAAGCAACCTACAGGCGTGCCCTTCGCAGCAACTCGATGGTCACCGTCAGCAAGGTCAGCAACCGACCCCAATACCTCAAAGGCATGTATGAGGAACTTCGCCGTCTATCGTTGGACCAAATCAACAACGCTGTCGCCAAAGGTATTCCGACAGAGGAAATTGTTTCCTGGTTGCGCAATAACCAGGACCCGAAAGCCGTCAAAGCGTTGGACAGACTTCGCCGCTATTTGGAAGGCGGCTTGGATGTTTATGACCCAGGCACCCAACGGATGCACAGCGTTCGTGTTGCAGCAGGTCAAGTAACCGATGACGTGTTGGCACGTTGGATAAACCGTCTCGGCAACCCACGAATCGACCTCACCACAGGCGGCGACGAGACACTCCGTTTCGCTGTCGCGCACCGACGCCTCCCATTGGCAACATCAGAAACCATTGACCCACGCAATCTGAAAGATGCCGACTTCGTTGCTGGCACACTGCGTCGCGGTGTCGGCTCCGAGGTTCGTCTCGGCGTCGAAAACGGCAAAGACATCCGTGGCGTTGTCACCGCAGTAAACAGTGACACTTCATGGACTGTTCGCCGACTCTCAGACAACGACGTATGGGACACTCCACTCGGACAAAAAGAACTTCAGGATTACATCAAAAAGGTATACGAAACTCGTGGCAACAATCTGCCAAGCAGAGTGAAGTACGCCCCAGAGTTGGGTGAAGCGGACGCGTTGGGCATCACGGGTCGACAGAAAGAAGCGTTGCAGTTGTGGAACCGTGGCGTCAACTTCTTCTTCGACAACGCATACGGAACCGCAAGCCGCAAGTTTGAACGCTCCCCTATCTACCGCCAGTTCTACTACGAACAGTTCATCGACAACGCCGACCTGTTGACACGCGAACAAGCACAACTGTTCAAGGACTCCATTGAGGGTCGCGCATCACGACTCAGCATCAGCAAAGAAGCATTGTTCGGCGGCAAGAAACAGTACGACGAACTTATCGCGAAACTTGACTCCGCTAACGGCACGGGCACCGTCAAACAGTTGGAAGACTACGCAGGTCTCCGCGCCCTGAACGACACGAAAGAAACATTGTTCAACGCCGTCGAACGCAACAACCTCGAAGACATCCTGCGAATCATTGTCCCGTTCGGTCCTGCGTGGCGTGAAGTGTTGAAGCGTTACGGCTCATTCCTTGTCGAAGACCCAACCCGAATCCGTCGCGCACAACTCGTATACAACGGTGCAGTCAACTTCGACCCCGACAACGACGGACAAGGATTCTTCTACAAGGACCCGATTACTGGACAGAACACATTCAACATCCCATTCTCAGGCGACCTTTCGAAACTAATTACTGGCGTCAACGCACCATTGCAGGCACCAGTCAAAGGCTTGTCGATGGGTCTCCAAGTCATCCCATCTATCGGACCTGTCGCCCAAATCGCAGCATCAGAACTCATCCCAGACACCCCATCCACCGACGCCATCGTCGAGTTCCTCCTGCCCTACGGAAGAAAGAAGCCTGGTGCACTAGTCCCTGGGTACGTCAACAAGGTGTATTCCGCTTTGCGTGACAATCCAGGGAAAACCGAATCCATCTACGCCAACACCTACACCGAAACCGTACGCGCACTCGCCGCATCAGGCGAATACACCCTTGAAGACCCAGCCGAAAAAGAACGCCTCCTCCAAGACGCCAAGTGGCGGGCACGTGTCCTCACAGGTTTCCGTGCACTTTCACAGTTCCTCGGACCAACCTCGGGAACCCCAGAAGCCATCGTCGAAACCGACAAGGGTGACATCTACGCCTCGTATCTGCTGAAAGCGTTCCAAGACTTGCAAGTTACAAACTACGACACGGCAGTGGGCGAGTTCCTCCGCATCTACGGCGATGATGCCCTGCTCTACATTTCGTCAAAGACCCAAGCCATGCAACCTGGTATCGCCGCCACAGAGCAGTTCGGTGAATGGGAACGCAAAAACGGTGCCGTTCTAGAGGCTTTCCCGCTTACTGGCGCCTACTTCGCCCCAGGTGGAGACGACTTCTCGTTCTCCGTGTGGGACCGCCAGATTCGCACAGGGAAACGTGAACGTTTGACCGCCTCGGAGATGATTGACCTAGCACAATTTCGTGTCGGTAACGCCATCTACCGTGACCTGAAACGGCAAGCAGGCAAGTATCCGCCCGCGGAAGTCAAAGACTGGTTGCGTCGCCAACGTGAAACCATCAACAAAAAGTTCCCTGGTTTCCCAGCCAAACCAGTGTTCACGGTTGGCGAGTTTGACCGCAACATCAAAGAGATGAAGCGTGCTGTCGCTGACCCTCGGCTTGTCAACAATGAGATTGCTGGCGCAGCCCGCGAATACTTGACGTATCGAGACCAAGCCGTCGCTCAATATGTGGCAGCAGGTGGCAAAGAAGGCGGGTTCGCTACAGCGAAACAGGCAGCCGATTTACGTCAATGGCTGTTCAACATCGGTACCGCATTGGCGGATGCTGTCCCAGATTTCCAGAGAGTGTGGGACCGTGAACTAGCATCAGAGGTCGACGAACTATGAGCAACACGCCAACACCACAACCGATTGTGGACATTGAGCCGATGCCCACCGTCACTACAGGTACGGCTGGCACGCCACGCTATTCGTTAGGTGCAGATTTCCAGTTCACCGAACGCCCCGTCACCCAAGGTTCCCTCGCCCTTGCAGGCACACAAGATTATTACAACCAACAGTACTTTGTTCAACGTGGAAACAAAACGTATTACAAAGGCCCAGGTCTAGTTGACGGCAACGGTGTCATCAAGCGTGCACCATACGACCCATACAACTTGGATACTGAGGCGTACCGTTTCTTGGCAAGCAAAGGTCGCGGCGAACGTCTCGCATTGTTGAACACGCTCGCCGATTACGGTCTGTATGAGGGCGGTAAGCCTTCACTTACCACGTTTGACGGCAAAGATTTGGAAGCAACACAAAAGTATTTGTTGGAGTTGAACCGTTGGGGTGTCACCGAAGACGTCGGCTTGGCGTATCTGAAGAACGAATACCCTGGCGGTCAAGCATCCACTGGTCGCACTGTTCGCGTTACAGCGAAAGAAGACATCCAAACCGTGTTGCGTGATGAGTCGTTCCGCCAGTTGGGTCGTTCGATGACCCCGCAAGAGGTTCGTGAGGCTGTGCAGTTTGTTCAGGCACGTGAACGTCAAGCGGCTTACGGTACGGAGCAGGCTCCAGCGTTGGGCACGTTGGCTACGCAGGCGGTGACTCGTGGTCGTGATGAAGAAGTTCAGATTGAGGGTTTCCGTACATTGGCTGACCTGTTTGAACGTGCGTTCGGAGGTGCATGATGAATCCGTGGGACAATGATGCGCCGTGGATAAACGCGCTAAGAATACCCAAGGCAGCAAAAGAAGCACTGTGGCGTCAAGTGCAGTCTGGCAACATAACCGAAGATGAAGCACAGTCTTACAACTGGGGTCTGTTTAGTGACATTGCCAATGTTGTAAAAACCATTGCGAACTCTCGCGTAAATGGCGTTCCCGTCAACGAACTGCAAAAAGCGTATACCGATTTGGAAACAATTCGTACTCGCATACAGACCAACGATGAGGAACTTGCCGCTTTCGATGACGCTTTCACGGCAAGTCGTACAGAGAACATCAAGGTGGGGAATCGCACGTATTCCCGTGAACGCGCCACGGAACTGGTAGAACGTCTGCGTTCAAACCGCAAGACACTGGTCGACTCGCTGGACAAGTTGCGTGTCCGCATAATGATTACGCGTGACGACATCCAAGCACAAAAGGATTACGCCGAAGGATTCTGGAACCGCTATCAGGCAACGAAAGACCCAGAAGATTTCAAAAGATACCAAGAGGCAACGGGCGCGTTGTCTACCCAAGTTATTTCTGCCGTAAACCAGCCAGGTCCTAATGTTCGTGTTGGCGTTGGACAAACTGGCGTCGTTCGCCAACCTCCCGTATCTGCACGTACTGATGCAATGGGTCGCACTGGATTCGGCGCTGGACCGTCGACCACAGGTGTTACCGCCCCTGCTGGTATGGGTGGAACTGGCGCACCTGCCGCCCCTGTTGCCGTAACGAAGGCGGATGTCGACGCTGCTTTGGCATCATCTGGTCTGCCCGACACGCCACAGAACCGTAAGGATGTTCGTGAACAGTTGAAGGCTGGTAAGAAAAAGGTAACGAACTGGGAATCGTTGGTTGCTGAACAGGCAGGCGAATACGCATACCTTTTGGACCCCAAGTTTGAGGGCGTCCCTGATTTGTTGCGCAAAGCCGTCCAACAGGAATGGTTCAAATCCGAAGAGGGCAAAGCGCAGTTCGTTCAGGAACTCAAGAAAACACCGTATGGTCTCAACACCACAAGGAATCAGCAGGGTTTTGATGTCAAGACACCTGCCGAGAAACAGTTATCTGTGCAAGCACAGATTGACAAGATTCGTGGGGAGTACGGCGAAATCCAGTTTGACCAGGCAACCCTTGAAGAAGTCGCAGGTGTCGCAGCCCGAAACGGGGCAAGCGACATTGAACTCGGGCGTCTCGTGTATCGCGCCGCGTTCAAACGCGGTTCCGTAGCCCCAGACTTCACAACCCCTGTCGCTGCGAAAACGGCGTTGGGTGGCGAAGACGCAGACCGTATCCGAGCCATATATCGTGCTTACGGTCAACGCCCAGACGACACACAAATCAGCCGCATCCTCGCCCAAGAAACCGACCCTGCCAGTGGTGTGGTGATGACGGAGGACATGTTGCGCAACAATTTGCGTGACCTTGCCAAAGTGTCGTATGCGCCGTTCGCAGACTTGTTGGACCGTGGCGTATCGGTGGAAACTATTTTCTCGCCGTATCAACAGATTGCTTCACGCGTCTTGGAGAAAACCCCTGACCAGGTGGCGTTCCTTGATGGGAACGGTGTGCCTACTCAGTTCGCTTCAGCGTTGATGGGGGAGAAGCCGATGTCGTTGACGGATTGGATTACCAAACTGAAGTCAGATGACAAGTATGGTTGGCAGTTCACGAATGAAGCGAAGCAGCAGGCAAGTAACCTGGTGATGGATTTAGAGAAGAAGTTTGGATTTAGAGCATGAGCAACGTACCACTTGGTCCTATTGACTTGCCCGAGTTGCGTAGTCAACTCGATGAGGCGTTCGCTAACCAGACCCCAGAGCAGGCTGCTGCGCTACGGGCAGCGTTGGGTGTGGAAGCAGAACGACCAGTTGATTCCTACGCGGCGAAACGGCGTAACTACGCTGCGTCTTCGGCAGTCGTCGAAGAAAACGGTCGCCGTATCCAAGTCGTCACCAGCATTGATGGCAACGTAACCCGCACCGACATTGGCCCAGCAGAAAGAGAAACAGAACCAGAGGACCCAGCCATAGTTTTCGCTCGCCAGCAAGCCCTACAACGTCAAGAAAACGCTTTCGGTGTCGTAAACGCCTTCTTGCAACGCGCAGGTTTGCAAGGTTTGGAAACCCAAATCCGCGGTCTTCTTGCCCAGGGCATCGAGGACTCTGACGCCATTCTGTTCAACCTTCGCGAAAGTCAACAGTTCCAGACACGGTTCAAAGGCAACGCTGCCCGCGCCCGTCTCGGACTACCCGAACTTGACCCCGCTACCTACATCGGGCTGGAACAGCAGTACCGTTCCGTGCTGGTATCCAACCGCCTCCCGCAAGCGTTCTATGACTCCCCTGATGACTTCCAGAAACTCATTGAGGGGGATGTTTCGCCAGCCGAGTTCCAAGCCCGTATCGACGAAGGTTTTGCCAAGGTTCGTGACGCCGACCCAGCAGTCCTGAACACGATGCGCCAGTTCTACCCAGAGGTCGGCAACGATGAGGCGTCCCTTGCCGCCTACTTTATTGACCCTACCCGTGCTGAGCCTGCGTTGCGTCGCCAAGTTGAGGCTGCCCGCATCGGTGCCCGCGGCAGGGAACAAGCAGGACTCCAGGTCAGCGCTGCTACCGCAGAGGATTTGGTGGCTCGCGGCTACACCGCTGAGCAAGCCCAGGCTGCGTTCCAGAGGGCTGGTCAGTTGGCTGGTCTCTATCAGGAGATGGGCGGAGAAACAGCCCTCACTGAGGAGCAGAAGGTTGGGGCGGCTCTCGGGTTCGATGTGCAGGCACAGCAGGAGTTGGAGCGTCGTCGCGCTCAACGTGTCGGAGAGTTCATGGGTGGAGGCAGTTTCGCTCGCACCTCGGGCGCCACATCGGGCACAGTTGAAACGGGTGTCGGTACCGCCCAGTAGGGTACTTGACACTGAAGTAGCCATACTGCTACTTTTGTATTCGTCACATAAGACAACAGCCACCAGGAACCTCCAACCTGGTGTGGGTAAAGGAGTGAGCCAATGTCAAACGTCCACGAGTTCGAAGACGAAACTGGCGATGAGGCACCGAAGGACCCAGTGCGGGCACGGATGCGTCAACTCGAAAAAGAGTTGAAGGCTAAAGAGCAAGCATTGACGGAAGCGGAAGCACTCAAACGCGAATATGCGTTTGTGAAGGCGGGAATCCCAATGGATAACCCGATGGCTAAGTATTTCGTAAAAGGTTACGAAGGTGAAATCACCCCCGAGGCGATTAGGACAGCGGCGGAAGAAGCCCGACTCATTCAGGCGGCTGCGGATAATGCGCAAGCCAAGTCTGAGGCTGACGCTTGGAATCGCATTACGCGAGCACAACGCGCTGGCGAGACGAGCGAACCCGTTGTTGACTGGAATACCAAACTCAACCAGGCTCGTAACCAGGATGAAGTGATGCAGATTTTGGCTCAAGCAAGGCAAGAAGCAGAAAACATCTAGCCCGCAGGCCCCCGTGCCTGTCGGGGGAAAGCAATAACAGGTAATGTCCAAGACACAACAGAGCAGCCTGCTCACAGACCAGGTTGCATTTGACAGGATTGCGTACTTCGCACTCCGCTCCGAACTTCTGTTCGACGCGGTTGCAGACGTGATGCCAGTCGCACAAGCAATGCCAGGTTCAAGCGTGAAGTTCACCATCTTCAACGACTTGAGCGAAAAGACCAGCACCCTCACCGAGGACACCGACGTCACCCCAGTGGTGATGGGTGACAGCCAAGTTGAAGTGACGTTGGATGAGTACGGCAATGCCGTGAACACCACCGCCAAGTTGCGTGGCACCTCGTTCCTTGACGTGGATGCAGCAGCCGCGAACCTCGTTGGTTACAACGCTGGTATCAGCATCGACGGAGTTATCCGTGACGTGCTTGCCGCTGGCACCAACGTCGTGTACGGCGGTGGCGGAACCACCACCCCAACGGCTCGCAACAACATTGCGGCAGCAGACATCATTGAGGCGAACGACGTTCGCCGCATTGTTGCTGCTCTTCGCAAGGCCAACGCCGTTTCGTTCAACGGCATGTACATGGGTTACATCCACCCCGATGTAAGTTACGACCTCCGTCGCGAGACGGGTGTTGCGTCGTGGCGTGACCCGCACGTGTACAGCGACCCAGCAGGTATCTACAACGGCGAAATCGGAGCCTTCGAAGGTGTGCGTTTCATTGAGACGCCACGTGCGAAGATTTTCGAGAACGCCTCGAACGGCTCAGGCTCGACGGGCACCGTGGATGCGTACTGCACCCACATCTGTGGACGTCAGGCACTCGCCAAGGCTCACTCGATTGTGGATGGCAACGGCGCGTTCCCACGCGTTGTGCGCGGTCCAGTGGTCGACGTGCTCCAGCGCTTCCAGCCTGTCGGCTGGTACTGGCTTGGTGGCTACGCACGATTCCGCGAGGCTTCGCTGCGTCGCATTGAGTCGTCGTCGTCGCTCGGCGCGAACTAAGTAATTAGTTCAGACAGAATCGGTGGGGGGGCGGGGTTTCCTCCCCTACCCCGCTCCCCCCACTTCTGTTTTTTCTGCTATCATTTTGCGCGAGGTAACTGATGTCGATTTCTAACTACGCAGAAAACAAACTGCTTGATACCCTTCGCGCTCAATCGTTCTCGGTGAGCAACGTCTACGTAAAACTCCACACTGGAGACCCAGGCGAAGCGGGCACAAGCAACGCAGCCACAGAGACCACCCGCGAAGAGGTCACGTTTTCTGCTGCGTCATCTGGTTCGATGGCTTCTTCTGCGACCGTTGAGTGGACGAACGTTTCCACCACGGAAACCTATTCGCATTTCTCGCTGTGGGATAACTCCACTGCTGGTAACTGTTTGTGGACTGGCGCCCTGTCGTCTTCTGCTGCGGTAACCGCTGGTGACACTTTCCAAATCACTTCGCTGACCCTGACACTGGATTGAGGTGAAGTAGCCATATGGCTACTGGAGTCACCGATTTCAGTTTCGGGTTCACCGACTCTCCTGGATTTCGAGAGTTTGAAGAAGTACCGAACTACACGTACCGCAAGGTCGTCTATTTCGCTTCTCCTTATAAGACGACGCAAGGTTTCTATCGCGGTCTAGTCGTCGTTGACCGTACTGCTTCAGCAGCAGGTACAGGGTCGTCAACTGCGCAACGTCTAGTTCTATCGCTGCGTACTGCGACAGGTTCAGGGTCAGGTGCATCATCGACCACTACGGTGCTGGTTGCCAAGCGCACGGCACTCGCCGCTGGCACGGGTACGCAGACCGCTGAGGGTGAGCGTGTCGTCCCACGCTCCGCCACTGCCAGTGGTCAAGGGACCACAGGGAGTGGTGCTGTCGGGTTGCATATCGCACCACGTACAGCCTCAGCCGCAGGCACAGGGGCTTCTAGCGCGTCTGGCGTGGTCACCCGCGCCTTCACCGCATCTGGCTCAGGTACAGGCACACAGACCGCTACAGGGCTTCGTATCGTGCCACGCACCGCCACAGCCGCAGGCACAGGCACCCAGACGGCTGCAGGTGCGGTTACCCGTGCACGTATGGGCACCGCTTCGGGGACGGGGGCATCGAGTGTCAGCCAACTACACATTGCACCCCGCACCGCCACAGCATCGGGAACGGGTGCGGCGATTGTGTTACGTCTCATTACCCGTTTCCGTACCGCCTCAGCATCAGGTACGGGTGGCAGGGAGATTGTGTCGGCTCGTGTCGCTCAGCGCACCGCCTCGGCTTCGGGCACCAGCAACGAGTCCACTACCACAGTCAAACTGTTGCTGTTCCGCCCACCTGCAACCACTGAGATTGCGGCAGCGGACCGTGACGACATGTCGATTGCGGGTCGCCTGTTCCGCTATGCCCTTCCCACCTACGCAGGCAGCAACGTCTACAAACTGACCGACGGTTCTTACACGACTGTCGAGCAGCGGGACTATGACCTGATTGCCAAGATTTATTACGGCGGCTCCCAAAACTTTGTGACCGCCGAAGAGAAGGCTGACCTGGTGGCGGCAGGCTATGGTGATTACGTCTCATGAGCATCTTTAGACCACCAACCGATGACTTCATGGTTCTGGGTATTCCGCCCAAGGAGTTTGATTCCCAAGAGGCGCGGATGGCATATTCGCTGTTCAAACATTTCGATGCCGAACCTCGCGGTAGGAACGTGTTCCTACTCACCAACGGCACCTACACGGAGAACGAACCGAACGACATCACCACCATCTCCAAGGTGTATTGGGGTGGGACAGATAATCAAGTGTCGGCTGATGAAGTTGCTAGTCTTACCGCGGCAGGTTACGGCGCATACATTTCGTAGGGGAAAATGAAACACGCAGAAACACACCCGACACTCGACGTTGAAGGCTGTTTCGCTTGCCGCATTTCGCATGTGCGCATGTCGGGGTCTGCGATGCCAACACGCCACAACGTCCAACATTTGAACGCCAAAGAGAAACAGTTAGACAAAGACCTGGATGCCTACAAGCGCATCCGTCGCACTGGCGGGCAGCCAACGAAGATTGACGGGTCAGCCAAACTAGAGAAGATTGCAGATTGAATCACCAATCCTGGTTGGGGTATCCGCACCCGCGCTACGGGTACGGTGCAATGTTCAAAGGGTTCATGGACCATGTGCCCAAAGATGTGACGTTGCACGAACATGCGAGCGTCATGGTGAACATGATGCAGCCATACCAAATTGACACGTTCTACAAGAACCAGTGGCGAGCCTGTTTTACGATGTGGGAATCCACCCAACTCAACCAACGATTCATCGACTGGATGAACGTCTACGACCAAATCATCGTCCCCTGCGACCATAACGTCGAGTTGTTTTCTCGACATCACAAGAATGTGCATAAGGTTCCGTTGGGTGTGGACACAAAGATTTGGAAACCCAAACAACGACCAGCCAACCCCAGGTTCAGGTTCCATGCTGGCGGGTCACAGTGGTTGCGTAAAGGGTTGGACATCGTGTTGGAGGCGTTCAAGTTGGCTGACCTTGACGCCGAACTCCACCTAAAACCCAACCCTGAAGCACACGGCATACCTGACCTCAAGTTGCCTGACAACGTGTTTATGCACCGAGCCTGGTTCACCGACCAAGAAACCATCGACTACTTCCATCAAGCCGACTGCTACATCGCCATCACCAGAGGCGAAGGTTTCGGGTTGATGCCGTTGCAGGCAATGGCGTGCGGTATTCCAACGATTCTCAATGACTCCTCGGGACAGAAAGGTTTTGCTCATCTTGCCCCGTTCGTGTTGGGCCACAAGCCAGCGCCGTCAATCTATGGTGGCGACTGGGACGAAACCGACCCACGAGAGTTGGCTGAGGCAATGCGCGAAATGTACGCCAACCACGACACCTATCTGGCGTGGGCGAAAGCCAAACTGCCCGAGGTTCGCAAATGGTCCTGGACATCGGCTGCCCGCCAACTCGCAGACACCCTCCCCGCAGGAACCTTGCTTACCGACCTTGCAACCGAGACGGCTACCCTCTGGCATCACGTCACCTTGAAACGCAGCCTCCAATGCGACATCGCCGACAAGACCTACAAGTTTGTCAAGGGCGTCCCGTTGCGGGTACCTGAAGGGGTGCTTGACGTTGTGCTTGCTGCTGGCTATGTTGATACGTATACAGTGGAGGTGCGATGAAAAAGACCAAGGTACAAAAAGTTATGGGCGAATATAAGCGTGGAACGCTGAAGTCGTCATCAGGTAAAAAGGTAACCAAGCGCAAGCAGGCTGTTGCCATCGCATTGTCGGAGGCTCGCCGTGCAAAGAAAAAGTAAGAAAGCGTTCTGGGATAAAAAGAACCCGAACAAGAAATCTAAGCCGTTGACCCCGAAGCAGAAGTCTGCTGCGAAGCGACGTGCCGCCGATGCGGGTCGCCCCTACCCGAATCTTGTCGATAACGCGTGGGCTAAACGTCAATGAGTATCAACTATCGAGGTGAACGTTTTGCTGGCTACAACAAGCCGAAAGCAACACCAAGCCACCCCAAGAAATCCCATGCGGTACTTGCCAAATCTGGTAGCGAAGTCAAACTGATTCGCTTCGGACAAAAGGGTGTCAAAGGTTCCCCAGAGGGCAGTGCCCGCAACCGTGCGTTCAAAGCCCGTCACGCCAAGAACATTGCCAAGGGCAAGATGTCTGCCGCATATTGGGCTGACCGCGTAAAGTGGTAGTCTTTCCAAGGAGGTAACACCCATGAGCAAGTACAAGTCCAAGGCTGCCAAGATGCGTCACGAGAAGTCTGAGTCCAAGAAGGAACAGATGATGGAGTACGGCAAGATGAAGCGCGGCAAGAAGGGCAAGCGTAAGTAATGCCTCTCCCAAAGAACAAGAAGTCTTCAGTGAAGGGCGCTCCTGCGAAGGAGTATCGTCCTGCACCGAAAGCGAAGAAGGGTAAGCGTACTCGTAAGTCGTCTGCTAAAGCACAAGCAGGTTCGTTCCCAGGGTACGGAGGGTACATCTACTAGTGACTACGGTTGCGACAGTCCTGAACAGGGCTTCGCGTCAGATGTTGGCAGGGGTCGTTGAAGAACGCAACAAGTTGGCGACAAGCCTCGATAGCAGCACGACAAGTGTTGTTCTGTCTTATGACCTTGGCGGCTTTCGTGCTGGTTCTGTATTCGAAATTGAATCAGAACTCTTTTACGTTTGGGAAGCGAACACAGCAACCAAAACGCTCACAGTGGAACGAGGATTCAGCGGCACGACCGCTGCGGCTCACTCAGCCAACGTACTTGCTACGGTCAATCCGCGCTTCCCGCGAGCGCAAATGCTCGACGCAGTAAACGCCGAACTGGACGACTTGTCGTCAACGATGAACGGACTGTTCCGTGTCGTCACCACCGACCTCACCTATAACGGTTCGGACCGCCAAATCAACATTACGAACTCTGGAACAATTATTGAACTTTTGGATGCACGTCTCCGCTATCTCGCTGACGACCATCCTGTGTTGAGTTACGTGCGTCTACAAACAGGTTTGCCGACCTCCGATTTCGCGTCAGGGAACACGCTCGTGTTTGATGAGCCTGTGATGGCAGGTTCGGTACGTGTGCGTTACAAGGCCCCGTTTGTGCGTGCCACCTCAGAGTCATCCGATTTGACGACTGATTGTTTCTTACCTGCGACGTGTGATGACATTGTGGAAACTGGTGTCATTTTGCGGATGATGAACGGACGCGAAATCAAACGGAACTTCATTGAGGCTCAGGGGGATACGCGTCGACCTGACGAGGTTCCTCCTGGTGCTGTTCGTGATTCGGTTACAAGTCTTGCCCGTTTGCGTCGTGAGCGTATTATTGCGGAGGCGGCACGTTTGAAGGCGCAGTACCCAATCAAGTTTAGGAAGTAGCCGATGGCTACGCTGACGCGTTTCAAAGACGCTTTCCGTCCAGCAACATCGTTCTATACAGGGACGGGTGCAACCCAGTTAGTTCCCGACGTGTTCCCTGTTGCTATCAACGGGCGCCCGTACATGTTGGATATGAAGGCGAACGCGTTCAACCGCCAGTTCGATGCTCGTGTTCGTGACTCGGTTGACCAGTCAACGGAACCTGGCGAAGGTGCGTTGAACCCGCAGGGTTTGTGGCGTCGTTCGCAGTCATCGTGGCATTACGGTGCAGGGCAACAGTATTCGGATACGGCTGACGCTGAGGCGTACAGGTTCTATTCGAGTAAGGGTGTGGACCCGTGGACGAAGGGCAGGCTCAGCCTGTTGAAGGACACGACGAACGTGTACCCAACTTCGGGTACGAACTTGTATGCGGTGACTGCTGATGGTCGCCTCTATGGAACTGACGGACAAAGCGTCAAGTACACCAGCGATTTCGTGACGGTCACAACGGTGACAGGTACCAAAACATCAAACCTGTATTCGATTACGTCTGACGGCTACAACGTGTTCTACTCGTACGCCAATGGCGACATTGACCAGACGAACGCTGGCATCTCTACTTCTTCGGCGTACATCACGGGCATCGAGGCTGGAGTCCTGGCTTACGTCAGGGGGCGCCTGATGGTCGCAGGTCAGGGAGTGGATAAGCGCAAGATTTGGAACATCACCACCGCGGCAGGTTCATCAGCGAACAACCCATCCGCGCTCTACACGCATCCGAACACCAACTGGAACTGGGTCGGTTTCGCTGCTGGACAAACCCACATCTATGCCGCAGGCTACGCAGGCAACACGAGCATTATCTACAAAACGCAAATCCAAGCCGATGGCACAGCACTTGCCATCCCAACCGCAGCCGCCGAACTACCCCTCGGGGAAATCGTCCAATCCATCTACGGCTACCTCGGCTACGTCATCATTGGTACGACCACAGGATTCCGTTTCTGCTCGTCGGACACCGACGGCAACCTCACCGTCGGACCGCTTGTTGAGATTGGAAACGTCGGCCATTTTGCGGGCATCGGCAAATATGTCTACTTTGCGTGGACCAACTTTGACTCAACCTCCACAGGCATCGGACGTATGGACATCTCGGTGTTCATCTCCCCGAACCAGCCTGCGTACGCATCAGACTTGATGGCCACCGCACAAGGAACGGTGCAGTCAATCCACGAGTTTCAAAACAAGCCACTATTCACCGTCTCAGGTGTCGGCGTGTTCACACCCCACGCCACGAACCTGGTGTCGTCGGGCTATCTACGCTCGGGCATCTACCGTTGGGGTGTCCCAGACGCCAAGTTCATCCCCAAACTCGACATCCGCTGCCTGCCGTTGAAAGGTTCAGTCACGATGGCGGTGGCATCAGACGGCGGAGACTTCTTCGATTTCGCTACCCTGTCCACCCCGAACGTCAAAGAAAAAACGTTTGACGGGCTAGAAGACAAAGTATTTGAAGCCGAAATCAAAGTCACCCTCGCCCGTGACGCCGTAACCAGCACAGGACCAACCCTCACCCGCTGGATGGCACGCGCCTACGCCGCCCCGCTCCGCTCCCAAATCTTCTCCGTCCCCCTCATCATGCACCACAAACTGTCTATCAACGGACGCGAATACTGGCAGGACGTCGACCGCGAACTCGCCTACCTGCGCGACCTTGTGGAAACCCCCCGAGTGGTCACCTACCAGGAGAACGAAGAAACGTTCGCGGTGGTAGTGGAGAACGTGCAGATGCAGATAGCCCAAATGGTGAACGCCCATCGGACGAACGACTTTGAGGGAACTGCTATAGTCGTCATGCGTAGTGTAAGATGAGGTCCTAATGGCAGCAGTAACTCGCAGACAATATAAGGGCGCGGCAGCGCAGACGACCATTACCAACGCTTTGTCGGCTGGTGACACGTCGGCTACGTTGGCTGCTACTACAGGCTGGCCTTCAACGGCAGCCGTCCCTTTCTATGTTGTCATTAGCCCTGGGACCGCAAGCGAGGAGAAGTGCAGCGCCACCATCTCAGGCTCCGTGCTAACCCTGACTCGTGCGCAGGATGATACGACTGCTCAGAGTCATGCGTCTGGTGCAACGATTTATCCCGTGTTCTCAGCGGATGATGCTGACGAGGCGAACTTCCTTGCGTCGCGCTATACGACGAAGGGTGACCTTGTTGCGTTCAATGGGACTGATGTGGCTCGTCTTGGTGTTGGGACGAATGAGTATGTGTTGACGGCTGATTCGGCTGAG